CATATTTGCACAATATTGGTTATGGACACAAAAATACGAAGAATCAAGGCTGGAATTTGACGGGGTTTACTGAATGCTTACCCTTTAGTGAATCCTAATTTCTGCAACAGATTCTCTAAATAATATAACAAATAATACTGAGGCCCTATATTGTTGATTCTTAAGAATGCAATATCTTCTCCGACTTCAACATTATTCAATATACTGGAATTACCATCCTTATCTATAAAGCTGATAACAGGAGGATATGTCACATCATATTGGGGATATGCTCCCTTTAAGGTTTCAATGGCATTTTCCGGCATATAGGAGACTCTATCAAATCTGACAGTTCTGATGCTACTCTCCCCACCTTCATAATTTAACTGCGAATTACCTGCTACAATCTGTATTTTTGCCATATAAGAATCTATTGAAAGAATTACTTCTATCCCACTGATGGTAATTGATGCACCTGAAATCAATACAGCTTTACGGTTCTGAATTCGCTGAGTCACATCAGCCCGATTTATGTTCCTATATATATCACGATTTATAGGATCACGAAGGTCAATATCGATTTCATAGGTATATGATCCAACTCTTGTAAAGTACGGGTTTTCGGTAATCAGTTCAAGTTCGAACTCATCTGGAAGTTTCACTTCTTTAGAATCAATGTATAATTGTGTCATTTCTTGATATTTCGATTAACATTCAATTTCATTCTATTAACCAAATCTTGAGCCTCATTTATACCCATTTTACCGGTAGCCTTGGTATAAGTAAATATCGGTTCATTCAATCGTTTAAGAAGTTTATCCATACATTTGATATTCTGTATCATGACTGCTGTCATTTCATTTTCAGATGAAGCCGATTGCTGGTAATAATTATTGTTCGTAGTAGTAGAATTACTGGACAAAACCGCTGAAACATCTTTGGCAGTCAGACTACCGATGGTATTATTACGTTGTGCCTGGTCTATCAAATCAAGTACCGGACGTACTACAGGATTCTGAACAGCATAACGGTTGGCCACAAACTCTCCGGCATGTACTACCCCACGCGGTTCATCCCATCGACCGTCACCAGTATAACCGCCTGTATCAAAACTGCCCAAAATACCTTTGGCCGTCTCGAATGCTGCTGTTATCAGGGCTATCTTTGCAGCAGCAGTAGCCATACCGATAAGTACACCTTTTGAAGTGATATCTTTAATCGTCACTTCCGCAATGGCAGCTGCTTGAGTAGCAATTAACTGCTTTTCGAGTGCATTCAACATTATCACCAAGATATTGGCCATAAATGATCCGAAGTTTTTTTCTTCTCCTGCAAAAAACTCAGCCAATCCTTGCCCCAGTTCTGTTGCTACACCTTGCATCGCATTACTCATAGCATCAAACTGACGTACCTTTTCATCATAGACCTTCTTACTGTCCTGAAGTTGTTTGTCTTCTATCGCCTTGATGATTTCGGCTTTTTTCTCCTCTGATATCTGTGTCGATTGAAGCAGGCTATTGTAATACCTGTTCTGAATGTCCGAAATCTGTTTCCAATATTCTTCTTCTGATGTCAGCTGCTCATAATGCTTCTGAGTAGCTTCCTGAACTTCCAGCTGGTATTGTTTCTCCATTCTGGTAAAAGCTTCTTCAGATGCTTTGTCGGCATCTTCCTGTTCCAACCGAGCACATTCCTCTTTGAACTTGATTCGCATTTCAAGTATTTTCTGTTCGAGCTGCTGACGCTTTTCCGGTTCTATTCCGGCAATGGCCATCATGTTTTCCAGGTGGCGCATCTCAAGGTCTTCCATGAAGCGGGTGTATTCCTGCTGTGTCATCTCGTCACTGGCCAGGTAAGATTTCTTCAAATCTGCTAACTCATCGTAGTAACGTTTATTTTCAGCCGTAATCAGAGGGTTTTCTTTGGTCGTCTTAACTGTTTTCTCATCTGTTGTAATGGTTGTGGTAACATTAGTGTTTGTATCCTCTGGTATTGAATTGATAATACTCTTTAGGGTCTTCTGTTGCTTATCAAGTTTCAACAAGGATTCTGCTTTCTCATCCACTTGGTTATCCAAAGAATGAAGCAAAGCTTTTCGCTGCGACTCGTCTATGTCATTACGAGATTGAATAATCTTCTTTTGCTCGTTATAATATTTACGATATGCTATTATTTCTTTCGACAACTTGTCTTCAATGATAGCCAGTTCTGATTCCGCATCTGATTTCAATTGCTGACGCTGACGCTCATTAAGCGCATCGATATTTTTAAATCGTTCCTCTATACTTTGATATTTTTTCAATTCATCCTGAGTCCGTTGTAGTTCATCATTGTACTTGCGTTGTGCTTCTGTGGCGGCATCTGTGTTAGGGATAAGTTTAGTACTTATATATGTCACCAGAGCTGTGAGTCCAGCTAAAACTAATCCGGCCGGATTTAATTTGAGAACTTTATTAAAGCCGCTGGTAGATACTGTTGCAACCTTCACAATAAAATTATACGCCTTTGTGTATAATGTCGCTGCATTCACAGCAATATTATACGCAGCCAGTGCCGAACCTGAAGCTATTAATACCGCTTTGTATTTGATGCACCAATCAATCAATATAGGAAGTGCAACAATAATCTTAGTCGTCCAACCAGTCAGCATTGACAAGGAAGGATTTAACCTTTCTGCCAATTCAATCCCAGCTTCTTTAATTCGATTTCGATACTGAGCCATTTTCGCCTCATTGGTATCGGAGTTGATGGCAGCCTGTTCCATGGCAATATTCGTATCTGTAACAGCCTCGGTATATTGTTGAACCTTGTCTGCATTATCTATCAGAATGGTAGCCGCTGAGAATGCCTCTTCACCGAACATGGCCTGAATTTGCGCCGCTGTCAGAGATTTTTTGTTCAGGTTCTCAAGCGCTGTCTGAAGGCCGACCACTTTCGGGTTAGTTTCGTCCGGCCCTGTCTGTAATACCAGGAAGAATTTACGGAGCGCGGTACCTGCCGGTTCCGCCTCCAGTCCTTTCTCCGCCAACATCTGGATGGTACCTTGCAAACCTTCAATGCTGACTCCGGCGCCAGCTGCAGCCACACCTGCATTCTTAATTGCGGCAGCCTGGGCTGACACATCGGCTGCACCTTCCTTAGAACCTGCAGCCAGTACATTCACATAACGGGCTGCCTTATCTGCAGATTCACCGTACATGTTCAAAGATACCGTGGTAGCTGTTACGGCATCCTTCAAATCGATTTTGGCGGCCGCAGCCAGACGCATCGCTTCAATGGTAACCGCGTTCAGTGCTTCCTTGTCCTTCAGAAGCTCAGGCTTTTTGGAACCAATCAGCATATACGCCTGAAGTATCTCGTCAGATGACTGACGGATCCGCAGACCGGATTCATCCATGGCAGTAGACAGAATCTCAGCCTGCCGGGTAAGCCACTGGATAGATTCATCATCTAGTCCGGTCAGAGCCTTCAATTCGGCCTGGGAGGATTCTTTAGAGTCCCGATTCTTGCGGAGGGTATTCAATGCCATGGACATACCTGTAATGGTGGCTGCACCTGTAGCAAGCAAACCGCCCCATTTACTCAAACCGTTATTGAACCTGGTGAGCCACCCTTCTGTCTCCTGAACTTCTGTCTTGATTTTCTGGAGTTCGGCTGTCACCAGTTTGGCTTGTTGCTGGTAGTATTTCCACTCTGCAGAACCTCGCTTAATATGGCCGCTGTTCAACTGGCGGTTGATGGCCGTCAGGGTGGCACGAAGTTCTTTAGGCGTGGCTTTGTCGAGGTTATTCATTACCTCGGTAAGCGCCGTGGTATCTTTCTTCAGCGTCTTAATCTGAGCCTCCGTTTTCCGAAGCTCGGAAGTGATCTGCTTGATTTTAGATGTATCACCGGCCTGGTAAGCATCTGCCAGCTCCTTTTTTAATCCGGACGCAATCGTTTCCAGATTCTTGAGCTCCTGCTTTGCTTCTTCACCGTTTACGCGGACCTCAACGGTTGCTACCTGGTCTATAGCCATATTATTTCTTGTTTAAGATTACACAAATTTTGTACACTGCAAACAGCACAAAGAGGATAAGCACTACGATGGTGAATACCATGCAGAACTTCTGCCATGGGGTAAGCCTCCTTTCTATTTCTATCGTCTGCACTGATTTTTGAATGATTGTACTGTCTTTTCCTGGAATGAATACCGTATCTGAAGGTACCTTGAAGTCTGCCATCAGGTTACCCATGGAATCAAGTTTGAACCGTAGACGTGCGTTTTCGGACTGTGCCATGTCCAACCAGGAAAGGACGACGCGACCGTTCGAGTCGCATGCCAATAAGGCCCGGATGGATGCGGAATCAGCCGGGCGGAATACCGGCACCAGTTTGTCATGCACGATGATCTGTGTGTGACTGTCTGAAGTAAGGTGCTTCCCGGATTTACATCCGAGAAATACCGAACCACACACAAAGAAGAAAAAAAGTATGATTAAAGCTCTCATAACAATGCCCATCCTTTTTCTACATCTGCCATTACAGCCGGAACTCCATTCTCTACCTGAGAAATGGCAGCTGCAAAGGCACACATGGTCGTTTTGTCCTCCACGTTCGGGACGTAGGTTGTCGGTACCTGCATCTCCTTACATACGCGTAATATGTAGCTTGATGTGTTGTTTTCGGTTCTGGGTGCCCAGCGGCTGATGAAGTCGGCAATCGTCTGACATCCGTATTTCCGGCGGTAGTTCTGCAGTAGCTTGATTAATGCACGATAGCCGTGTGCCATGTCTTCGAACTCTTCAAAGGATTTGTCTTTCTTCTTGTTTGCAGGAACTTCACCCTGCCAGTCTGTTGCATCTGAGTTGCGGATATTACCTGGATTATTATTCCGCAATCCACGTGGTAACTTTTTCATTTTTTGCCCTCCTCTTTTATGGTTTGTATAATTTTCTTGGCTTCTTCCGGTGACGCACATTCCATGATCCTTACAGCCATGTCCGCTACTTCTGCAGCATGGCTTTTTTTCTTCCGTAGATTTTCAACTATTGACCAGCCTTCCACAATCAGTACTCCCAACGTACCTATTACGGCTCCATACGGCAATGCATACCACGGGAAACATAAACCAAGTATGTCTATCAGAATAAAGAAAAGGACCAGCCTGAAGTAATCCACTATTTTCATCCCCGTTTTACGCAAAGGCTTACTACGGATTTTTTCTTTGTTTGCACGTGCGGCATCAATTCCTGTCCACAAATCCAATAAACAAGCAACGCAAATCAATATACAACAGACAAAAATGATAGCTATTCCAGCCCGTAAATCTTGCGTGATAAATCCTACATATTTCTCCATGTTTCTAAGTGTTTTTCCAAATGTATTGTCACCCAGGCTGGCATAAAAAGACAAAGCCCTACAAAATATATCTTGCAGGGCTGAAGTCATAAATGGGTTATTTTGAATAATTATAAACTTACCGAACTAGGTGGCGAAATTGGAAAAATTAGAGATAAGAAACGATGAAATCAATTTAGCAAAGTAATTCTTTGCATCTTCAGTTAAAGGGTGCAAATCATCCATAAGGATCTGCATTTGTCTAGTTGGATTCCATATCGCATTTCCATCACCATCTGTTATACCAAGCCTTTCTTTTAATTCAGATGCGTTTGTTCCTACGATTTGATTACCGCTTATACTACCAGAACATGATGGCCCAGTCACCATTTGGTACATAAACGCTCTATTGTTAGATGTCCAATTTTCTCCACTTGATGTAAATGTAAATCCAGATTTGTTCCATTTGTAATCAATACCCCAATACCCTTGAGACTGTATTTTTTTTTGAGAAATACCAGATATATCATACAGCTTTAGTAGAGGTATTTTCCAGAAATCTGAAACTATCTCTATTGCTTTTTTACAATGAGAACCTGTTTTTTTTTCGCATTCATAATGTGAGATTAGGCATATTAATGCTCTGGAGTTTTTTTTATAAATATATTTAATTAGAGCGTTTATCGAACCAATTACACTATTAACGTCATAAGGGTCAGATGGTATTTGCATAAAATCATTTTCAGCGTCTTTAAACATTGATTGCACGTCATTATAACAATGCTCTATTACATATAAATCTGATACATCTACATCTTTAGTGTTATATTTATGATTAATACCACAATGTCGAGCGACTCTTACGTCGTAACATAAATCTCTCAATAAGGATTTTAAAGATTCATGCTGCCCGTCATTTATATCAGCCGGTTTGCTATTTGTTGGTGCTCCTTCTTCTCCTTCATAAACGCCTCCCCAAGTGTCTGCGTATTCTTTCCAATTTGAAAAAATAGAATCCCTTTCAACCGCAGACATCATAAGACCATACACAGGTACGGGCCACTGTAACCCTTTTACTCTAAAAGGGTCTGAGTCTTCGTTAATATCATAATATTCAGTGGCTTTTGCTCCCCTACGGCATGATGAGCTACCTTGACACTCATTAGTAACTATAGCACCAGTTAAATATCCTACTCTCTGTGGGTATCCCTGAGCTGGTATTGATGTACCATACCAGCTTATTTTCATGCCTTCAAGTGGTCTCGGTCTATATAACCTCTGTAGCGCTTTATCATTCAAATCAAGCAAGTAGTATGAGGCAAAAATATTTGCCTCAAATCCACTTGGCTTGTAATATCCAAGACGAATATATACTAACTCGTCAGATACAGCATCAAATTCAAAAATAAGTTCTTTACTTGTGTCATCCGTACCGAAAACATTACCAAAATTTTTATTTAAACTTGTCTGGTCAGGTTTATTCCATAGTTGTATATAAAAACTCTCTTGATTTAGAGGTGAGTTTGTCTGAAATGATATTCTGTATCTGTGCCCCTTAACCTGCTTGAGTTCAATATAATCTCCTTCATAATTTGTAGGAGTGTAATTCTCCTTTTTAGAAATCGGATTCAAAAGAGAGGACTTAATTGAGTTTAAATTCGAGGACAATTCGGTAAGTTTCTCATCCCGTTGCTTCAGTTCTTCATCTGTCGCTGTCTTATCATAGTAATCCTGTTCCAGCTTATTGAGGTGTTCCAACATCTGTGTACCGATGCGGGTCGCTGTATTCTGCTTGTTCGTTTTCTCGTCACGAATCTGTATAGCCAGCTGCTTTAGTTCTTCGAAAGTTTTTGTTGCCATAATATCTTCTTTTTTACGAAGTAAACTTACCGTAGTAGATTTCAAAAAGACAAGTAATTATTTACGCTTACGGGTACCATACAGGCGTGAACGTAATGTGGTGCTGCGTTTATGGTTCGCTTCCTCGATTTTATCCACAAGCAAACCGCAAAATTCTTCACCATACATGTATGCCATCTGCTCTTTCAGTACCATGACGGATGCAAAATAGGACCGTGAAAACCACACTCGAGGTTTACGAGGTTCACCCATGTTATGTTCCGCCCGATAGACGGGATTCAGGATCTCCAAATTCGCGCCATTATCCTTTGAATAACCATTACCTACACCCAAATCCTGATAGATACCATACTCAAGAAACTTATGCTGAATGGTAGATATGGAGTCTGACGAAGTGACGACATTGTCCTTAATTTGCTGGTGCAATGAATAGGTATCGATGACATGCAGCCGTTCAATTTTCTCACGCCAGATATTCACCATCATTTCGGCCCAGGCTTCCTGGTATTTCTTTCTATCTTCGTCGGTAGCCGCCGGCCTGTTAATATTCTTCTTAGCCATCCCACTCGTCCTCCTTGTAACATAAATCAGTCGGTTCTGTCAGCTCAACCATGAAATATAAGCCCGTGCATCCGGAAATGAAATACTCTCCAAGCTCACGGGCATAGATACGCGACACATTCAGGAAGGATAAATCCAAATCTTCGTAGATATACTTGTCACGGATCATGCGGGAATGGAACTGTCGGAAGAGCTGACGGCAGATGTCCAGTTTCTCCGCCCGGTCGGTCATGTCATCGTATTTGTACCGGATAAGAAGAAACACCGTGAAGGTACGTTTCTTGAACCAGCCACCCCCGATTTGTTCGACGGCAGCATCGTTGGTATCATCGATGCAGATAAAGGCAGACCGTTTACGGAAGTTATCGAGTACATCCTGGAGTGAATTGATACCACTGCAGGAACATGGAAAGAATGCGTTCGCCTTGGCCAGCTTATTCTTTTCTGTCAGTTCCGTGAAATAAGCATGGCCGTCAAAGAATCTAGTTGTGTCCATTTTTCTGTTTAGATTTTAATTCTTGAATATCGTGTGCTTTTGCATCCAATTCTGTCAAGGCCCGCCAGCAGTCCATCTGCAGCACTTCCTTCTCTTTCGTCACATCGCCGCCGGTCAACGCCCGGATCTGGGCGTTCATCGCGCCCATCAGGTCGGGCACTTCCGGCTGATCAGCATCATCCATCCGCTGGAACGGTTGAAAGAAATGAGGGAAAAGCGAAGCGAAATGCAGTTTGATGCTTCCCCACCAAAGAAATATGGAAACCAGTTCATAACCTTTGATTCGAGAGAAGGCAGCTTTCAATGAACCCCTGAAGCCTGGTTTCTTTTTATAGAGAAAGCCGTATAAAGATTTAAGTTGTGATACATCGTGAGAATACAGATATCCCTGGTAATGGTTCTCACAACACAGGTAGTCTTCAAAACTCAATCCGTGCAGCTTTGCATCGATGGCATACCGGCCGCCTATCTTATCCAGTCGGACGGGACAGGTGTTCGGTTGGGATATGTAATCGATCTGCCGGAGAAAACTATGAATCTGCCAGTCATGCAGAATGAATCTTAATTTCTTGTGCCAACTCAAACGGAATGTGCAAAGCCAGCCTTCTTTTACCCGCTTGCGGATACGGATGCCAGTGATTCGCATGAAAACATAGGTCTTTGCCTTGACCGGAGAAAACAGGGTAATGACCAGGAACACATACCGAAGCTGTTCCTGGTTGAGCTGCTGCCATGCCGTAGGAAACCGGAAATCGAGTACCCTACCCGAAAAAGTATGTGGAATCTTCCTTTTCATTTCGGTAAGTTTCAAAATGTTTGACCTTATAAGCTGCCGAATCCTTGTAGCTGACAAATACCTCCACCTTGGATTCCGCATAGTTCTCGATGCGCTCCAGCATACTCTTTGCCGCCGACCAGTTCTTGGCGATGCAGAAACCGATGAACTTACACATGTAGTCGGCCATGGCGGACTCCTCTTTGGTGAAAGCGTTGTGCCGTGCCTGTTCCAGCATGTGTTCGAAGAACTCGGCCGATACGTGCTGCATAATCTTCTCTTCAGCCTGATACATCCTTGTCCGGAACTCTATCAGTTTGGAGCGATGAACGTCTGCTGACGGGAAATCGGCGTACAGTTTCAGCTGTCTGGCCGTATAAATCAGGTTGGGGATATTCACACGGGCCAATGCGGTATCTGCCCAGTCGGTACCGACCAACATCTCCAGACATCGGTCATAGGTATCTTCGTAAGCGTTTACGACCTGCTGCAGCAGGTTCTTCACCCTGTCTGCGGAAGCCGGAGCCAGATTCTGGTTAGAAACAACGCCAAACCCCGTTGGTGTCAGTACCAAATCCAGCTGAGGTATCTGTTCGGCATACGTGCGCAAGCAGATAAGTTTCATCACACAGGCTTCCAGTCCCGGAACCTTGTCCATATTGTCAGCCGTATCACCAAGCAGTTCATTCCGCAGCTGAAGCTCCACATCCTGAAGATGCGGTGAAATCATATCGAACACTTCAGATGTGGAGTTCGTGGCCGATGATACGATCTGTTCGAATTGTTCTTTAGTTATTATCATCTGTCTGTGAAATATGAGAGGTTTTTACTTTTGCATCCGTATTCTGGTCAAGGGTAGTGAGTAGCACCATGGGAACATCCGGATATACTTTCCCACTCCAGCCATTATATTCTATCACGATGTTGTGGGGGATATTCATCAGGTCATGGAAAGGTATCTCGAGAGCCTGCTTGAGCGTGAACAACTCACGTTTATCCGAACCGGAGTTGTTACTCTGACTCTTGCCAGGCGTAGCGCCTACCAGATTCGGATGGATGTTGTCGCCGTAACAGGTGATATTGCTGGCTTCCTGGATATCCTCGCTCCAGTCGCCTCCCTCCTTCCCGGCTTCGATGACATTGATTCGTACCATCTTCACTTCCCGTCCGTTCGGATCGATGTAGTAACCGGTAATCCATACCTTCCCGGAGTTCTCGATACCGGAAACGAAGTTCTTGATATTCTCCTTTTCCTTTTTGATGCGTTCCAGCTTCTTCAGCGGGTCCGTGATATGCTCTTCAGCACAGATGTTACTCCAGTAATCCTTATGTACCTCGACCTGGTACTTTACACTGGCATGATTCCGGAGCTTTGCCTTCTTGCCTTTTCCTATCAGCCGTTTGATGTCGTACCAGTCTCCCCGGAAAATGCTGGTGTAATACGGTATGGGATAGTATTGGAATCCCGGAGTAGGGAAACGTACCAGAATAGCGAATTTCCGCTCACCGGTTCTTACTCTGGTCTCGCCATCACGTCCAGGTTCCCGCCCCATCAACACCATAAGTTCCCCCATCGGGTCGCGCGGGTCGAGCAGGCGAATCACTTCATAATCTCCTGGTTCCAGTGTCGTATTGCTCCGGTAGTTCGCATAGATCACATGGTTGATTTTGCCGTTCTTGGCTTTCTCGAAACGGCAGTAGCAAGCCTCCTTATGTACAAGCCGGTTAATCTGTTTCCCGTCCTTGGACAGGATGATTACCGACACACAGAAGAAGAAATACTTCATGTCGGTAGCCTGCTCGAGCTGAAAGGTCGGAAGACTATTCCGCAGCATCCATCTTCTGATTTCCGGATGCCTGGTCGGCTTCTCGGTATCCACGTCCATGTACTTCAGACCGGCACCGTAACAGGTGATGACATTGAACAGCTTGTTCTGACTCATCACCTCATCCACTCCAATCATCTTGATAATCTCAAACGGCAACTGGTTGTCTGTCCCGAAATTGACATACTCCATGCCGTTCCGTCCAGGAACCGGTGTCGTCTGAATATCCGCGTCTTCATCAAATACCAGACTACTGTCCGTTACGGAAGCCATTTCTGTGGCCACGTTCGAGACCTCGATATTAAAAATCTCCCCTGGTATGAATGCGGCATCGTATTGTGAAGTTGTCTTGTCCATAATCGTCGTTTATAGGTAAATCGTCATGTTGTTAATTTCGAAGAGCGTTATATCCCGGAAGCTGCGTATCAGCCCGGAGTTCGGGAGACGTACCCGATGTGTACCGCCCCGCCAATGGGAGCCTATACAGGTTGCTCCCTTGTACTCCAGGATGTCCCCTGTACTGAGTTTCCAAAGCTTCAGGTTACAGGGCTGCCCGGACTCGAGCAGCCTTAATGCGTCTTTGATATGTATTACGTTCATAGGCTTTAATTGTATGTGTCATCGAATGAGTCATCGAAAATGTCCGGCAACAACTCCATACGCTGCTGACACCGGGATGCATGGATATAAGTCACCGTAAAGGAGAACAGCCCGTCATCGGCATCGTTCCGGCCCGTATCGCTTTCGATGATTGTGACCGGAATATCTCCGGAACTATCCATCAGGTAGACTTCGCAAGACCTTGCCACGTCATCGGCCAAAAGATACATCGATTGCGGGATGAATCCGGTACTGACCGTGTGCTTGCGCTGCTCGTCCACATGATAGGTCCGATACCGGCCGCTGAAATAGGAAGCGCTGCGGGTCAGTTCCGGTTCCACCGTTTCTCCTCCCACAAAATAGAATGTTTCGAGCACACCGAACGAGTTACGGAATTTCAGTCCCACTGTTTCGGGTTCCCCATGATCCACCCGGAAAGTCAATCTTCTGGCACCTGCCAGAACGGTATAACGCAAAAGCCGGTAGCCGGACTGGGTGAACCGGGAAGGAGACACATCTACGGACCGGATGCCGTAATCGGCCACGTTACCCAGGGAACGGGTGGAAGAAAGCAGCTGGTTCCGGTCATTGACAAAGACACATTCTACCATTATCGGGATGGTGGTACCTCCGGAAGCCAGTTTACCGGTAGTCAGATACAGCGTTTCCGTGCGCTCAAACGAAGTCACCTTGTCACGTCCGGCCAAAGCTGTCAGGAAATAACCGTTTACAAAATCATCCGCCGAACAGGGGACAATGTGCCGGCATAACAGGACAATGAAGGATTTGTTGACCGCCGTTTCTCCGGAAGCGGACAGGGAATAGCTAAACTGCAGCAGCTGGGAGGAAAGTAGATAAGGTTCCATCAGCGAGAACAGGTCCAACACGTTGATTTCTTGGTTCGAATCCGGTGTATAGGTTTCCTGCAGGATGACAGAACTCTCCTTCTTCAAGGTGAACGTCACCTGTTTATCCGCTCCGATGATGAAATTGTCCAACTGCGAAGACAGTACAAAATCCGGTATATCTTGTTTGACAGTAAGCATTTTCGTTGTTTTTCTCAAAGATATACGGATGCAGAAAGGGCTAAAAAGACAAAAGGCGCAACGCTATCCCAGCGCCACGCCCTCCTATAAAATGTAGAAAAAAATATCAATGTTCCATCAGGATCCATGCCGGCCGGTTGTCCGGTGACAACCCCACCTCATAGCCCAATTCATGCAGGTGTCTGGCTATGTCATTGATGCCCATCTCCACCATATCGGCCAGTTCATCCTGGATCTGCTGTGTCGTCTTGTATATCACCCGTTCATCGCCGGGTTTACCGGGCAGATAATGCTCCAGGTACCGGATGAGTATCGTTTCGTCAAATTCAGCTTTCTTGTTCATCCGAAACCTCCTTTCTGTCATTCAATGCCAAAGATATCAGTTGATGAAGTTCTATCAGTTCTTCACGCATACAATACAGTATCTGTTTCTTGTAAAACTGGATAGAGAAGCATTCATTGAAGACCTTGCCATCTTCGTAGACAACGGTCTTTTCTATTCTGTAAACTGACTTATCTGCCATACCTCTCAGCTTTTTTAAGTTGACCAACAGACAGACCGAACCACAACGTAACAGCAACAGCCGCTAACGGATGGGCGAATACGGTACTGATTAAGAGTGCGAAGGAAATCACCAGCTGCCAGAACAGCAGGGCACGGTAGTTAGTAACCTTTTCCTCGAGCAGGAAAGTAAAGAACCGGTTCTCTTTTTTAAGCCATAACGATATACGGCTTTCTTTTACCTGGCGTACAGGCAATGCGATTTGATTTTTCATTTTGGAAGTCATTTAAAATGAAACAATATGTTGGTTAATTACGGGAAAGGAAACAAAAAAGGTTCCGCTTTCCCGTTGACTTCCACCTGAAACAGGCAGTGGGCGCATTAACGCTCCACACGGGGGTCGGAACCCTATGGGTATATAGCAAAGCTATGGACATAAAAAATGCCCGCAGCAAAGTATTGGCGAGCCATCGTCGCCTGTTTCAAATGGAAGTCATTGCAAATGTATGTTTTTGTTTTGAATTGGCAAAAGAAAAAGCGGAAACTTTTTGGGAGTTTCCGCTGGAAGTTGAAATTAAAATAAAGCTGAAATTAAAGATTTTCCTAGATTACTATCTTTATCCATAACCAAAACTTTTCCATCTGGGGTTTCTACGATATATTGTTTTTGAGTTACATTTATCAATGTTCCAAAATGAAAAGCAGCTCCATCATGGCTATACATAATTTCATCCCCAATAGATATTTTCTCATTATTAATTACATAAGTATCCTCTATTTTATTGTTACTCCTATTTCTTAAATCGTTAATTGCATTTAATATTATACTAGTATCTACTGACAAATTTTGTTGCTTAGGGATTTCAGCCTTTTTAATTGATAACAGGCTTATCAATGAATTGACATCATTGGAATCAGCTTTTTCTGTTTCCTCCAATGCTTTCTGTATTTCAGCACGTCCCTTTTCAACTTCATCAATTCTGAGGGTCTCGCTATAAGATAAAGTCCTGATACTTGATATATCAAAAGGCATAACCGTTTTTTTATCCTTAATCAATACCGTTTTCATATTGAAAGCCTGCCTAAAACCTAACTCATAGAATACATTCGCATTACGAGAACTGATATCGCATATAGCCATATCATACTTCATCGCCTTCTGCAAGATGTCCACGATTATCATATTGGTTTTAGACGTGTCGTCGGCTCGATCTACTTTATATCCGGCCGCTTCACATGCCGGTTTTATCAGGTATTCATATACCCGTCCAAAATGTCCTTTCTCATAGCCATCTACATCACTAATGGGCATTATGACAAAGCAGGTCTTCTGTTCTTTCTCTTTTTGCTTTTCTTCTTCCATAGCCTAAACGTTAAAATAAACTCTGCTGTTGCGGCTGCTTAGTAGAATCCTTATACTTCTTAATCATGCTTAGCATCAGCTCATCCCTTTCTATGCCCTTAGCTATTTTTTCTTTTAATTCTGCTGAATTAGTCTCATCTTGATAATCTTTCTTATTCTGTTTCAATTGACCTGTAGCACGATTATTTAAGAGATCGATTACCAAAGCTTCTGTAGTAAATCTTAATTTCCGATATGGAGTTGAACTTCCATTAATCAAATCCTCCAACATTTGGAAAAACTCATCCTTTTCTCCATTCTTATACTTATCCATCAAGAAATCCGAGAAGACAACCACATTTATATCTTTCTCGAAATTCGTTGTACGAGCATATCCACCAACATTACCCAATAGTTGCATGAAAATATCCAGTCTACCAGCCATACCTGGAGAGATAAAAATCTCCCGATTATAGAAAGTCATTTCACCACTATCCATAAAAATTTTGAACCATAAATCATCATAAGTCAGGTTCACTTTGTCTTTCTTGATTGCCATATTCTCAATTATTATTTAATTCGTTCATAATACTACATAATTCATTCTCGTAAATGAGTCGGATATCCTTTCCCCTAGCCTTAAGCTCTTCAATTTTCTTGAGCTTTGAAGGTCCGGCGCCCTCTCCGATGATGACAATATTAGTCTTGCCGGAAATCGTTGTATTTATGTCAGCTCCAAATGATTTTAGAATAGAACCGAGTTCATCACGGTCCGGATAAGCACAAAAAGTACCTGTAATCACCACCTTCTTCTGGAAGAATATCGTATCCTTATTTTCAACTTCATCACTTGACAAAGGCATCAGAGTATCATGTCCATACTTGCGCGCCTCCTTATTAGCCATCACTTCCTTCAGGCTGTAGTGTGCCTGATCCATTGAAACCCGTCCATTGTAACACAGATACAGTTTGGCACAAGCTTCAGCATCGGCCAAAGCATCATGATGATTGGACAATATGATTCCGTTTTCCTCGCAACAAGCCTTCAGACCTTTTCCATACAAATCCAAAGTATCAACGTAATTTTCCAGATTCAACCCGGTCAGTCCATAATACCCCATGCAGTACCTGAAGACATTGATGTCTGTGGAACTGTTATGACAGACTATCGGAAGATCCTCAATGAGGGATTGTATCAAAGGGAACAGTTCTGCGAAAGTGGGGGCATCGGCTACCATCTCATCTGTCAGTCCGTGTACATGGGTATTACGTTCAGTCCGAGAGTCAGGTATGGGTTTGATAAGTGAATAGAGCTTCTGACTGATAACCCCGTTATGCACTCTTACCAACCCTATTGAACATGCACTTGTTAGCTCCGGTGTCATGGTTTCAAAGTCTACTGCAACAAAATCCAGTGTTTCCATAGTATGCGTTAATTTTTGATATAAAGATTATAGCGCAAATATAACAAAAAGTCAAGTGGGAAAAAATAAGTGGAAATATCATAAATAAAAAAAGAGCAGCCGGAAGGTTAATACTGCTGCTCCATCACTTTGTCTACTTTCAAGATTTATTCATATGTGAACATTTCACATAACGTTTCAGAGATTTGTCTTTTTTCGTTTTCTGAAATGTGTCCCAAATCTTGAATGATTCTCATCCTGTCTAAAGTTTTAATCTGATCAAGGACAACATAACTATCATGATCCAAATTATTGTCCAAGGTTGCTTTTACTAACACCCTTGTTGGAATTGCTCTTAAAGTAGATGTTATAGGTGCAACAATTATTGTCCTCAGAGAATCATTCATTTCTTCAGGAGATAAAATTACACATGGTCTGACCTTATTCATTTCAACTCCTTTTGTTGGATTTAAATCGACCAATTTTATTTGGCCAAAAGAAAAATTACTTTCCATTTTGTTAAAATTTAATTTGTCAACATTTACTTTCTGTCAAACAGTTCTATCTGAATCAAATTAAACAATCAATTTCAGTATCAACAAAGTCTGGAATCAACATTTCATCTTCACCTTCCTTTGCATATTTAGAGAATGCATCTTTCCAACCTTTTCTCAACTCATCCCTTTTAGTAATCACAATTTTTCCATTGTTCAAATTAAGTTCAAGGTTAGTTCCAAGAATAAAACCACCCTCGGCAGCCACATATTTAGGTATTATCAAACCCAAAGATGAGCCGACTTTAATCACTTTAGCTTTCATAAATGTAGAAGTTTTGCTTTATAACAAACGTTTATAATCATTTCGTCTCAGACGAACTGTTCAACAATACAAAGATAGTAATTATTTTTATTATTACAATAAAATTATAATAAAATTCTAATAACATTAGAATAGCAATTCCCAACTAATAAAAATTTATTACTTCGATATTCGCAATTCTATTGCGTTGATTATCGCCGATTAGGCGTAGATCCTATTCCGCTTTCCCCTGCGGTGGCTGGCTGACAGGCCGAAAACGAAGTGAAAGGCTTGTCAGCCAGCCACCGCAGGGGCGACTACAAAAGGCTCCTATACCCCAATATTATGGGCATAGAGGCCTTTTATTTGCGTTCTAAGTTAGTTTTAGCTAAGATTTATTATTTATCCTTAGCTGAAAACCGTACAAATTGCACTTGAGGTATCATGTCTTTAATCGGCTGAACATTTCCTGTCAACTTTATGGGTTCAAGGTCGGCAGATGATGTCGGCGGTGTTCTATCATTTTCTGTTACCTCATATATAGACGGGAGTTTCGATGCAGTGTCTACAATAACAAGCCAACGGTGCCAACAGATTTCGGGTTGCAAAGAGTTCATGTGCAATACTTCACCGCTCAACGAATACAGACACATATTTATCAAGGTCATAAGGCAACAAGTATACGAAATGTCAGCCGCAACAAAATACCTTTTCCTCTCTATCTTAGCATAGGAAAGTAACAACCGTCCGGACCCACAGCAAGGGTCAAAAATCCGTTTATCAGTATCTTTCTTTCGGTCTTCATCCACTTTCGGAACGTTTATCAGTTGTGCCATTAAATCAGAAACAGATTGAGGGGTAAAGAACTGTCCGTTCTTAGCACTAGACAAATGTTCTTGAAAGAAATCTCCGAAAGGGTCTTCCAATGGCTTTCTTGTCATTTCATCTACCAATGAAGCAAAAGCCATCGAAAACAATGAAAGTTCCTCCGATTGGTATCTCCGTATGGTTTTAAAGTAAAGTTCTTCAGCTCTTCCCATCTGCAAGCAGCAGACAACAATTTGTAAGAAATCCTCAAAAACCTGCCCTTTACCGTACTTCCTTGCCAATTCAAGCAGATAATCCCCAAACGGTCTTAATTCAGTTCTTTTCATACACCTGCAGATTTGAAAAAACATAACAGATAGGAAAGAAGTTCAAAGCGTCTTGTTCCTGGTTCTCCTCATCATTCTCTGTCGGGGTGTGCTGTTTCGGTTGCCCCCACAAACATAAGGCATGTTCACCTTTTCGGATACGTTTCCCTTCCTTATTCCATTGCTTCATGGTTTTAAGAACCTCGTGTCCAGACTGAGCATAAATAGCTTTCAATCCGTCATTGATACGCTCTATCTGCCCCATTTTAACAAGGGCTTTTAAAGGTTCAGAAAGTTGTTTTAAGATGGTGCGTTTTTCTTGTATAGTCTTGGCATTATCGAAAATATTTTCCATATTTGCAGAACTTTAAAGAGTGAAACATTCGTGTTTTGCTTATCCCCCTACAGTGGTGCAACACTATAGGGGGAATTTCTTTTTAAAAGAGATTATGAAAGCTGTTCAAGTTCAGCCCGTAAATTTTCTTCCACCTCTTTCAATTTCTTATTCAGGTCTTTCATCCAATCTGCCAACAGATTTCCAATGGCTGTCGGGTTATGGGTAACTATACTCATGCCTTTTGCATCAACCAAAGTAAGTTGGGCTGTTTCTTCTTCATGTTTGAGGGTGAATGACTGAAGCTGTTTTCGCTTATCCCGTATAGACGCATACTTATTCTGCAACAGATAAACCCGTTCGGCCTTGTCTGTCAGTTCATCAATACTCATCTTCTTAGGCTTAGATAAAACAGCTGCCTCTGTTTCTGTCCTCGGTTGTTTTTCGGCTTTTGGCTTTTCAGTCTTACCCGATGGCTTTTTATCAGCTTTCGGTTCACTCGGTAAAGTCGGCAACAATATCAAAGGAGCATTCTCGGTCGTCATTGTTTCCTTGTTTGCTACTTCTTTACCATTTCCCAAAACTGCTGCCTTTGCAGCTACTTCTGCGCCTTTTGCGCTTGTCTGATTTGCATTCATATTACAAAACTTTAAAGTGTGAAACATAAATAAGGTACTTTTACGGGAGAGGGCGCAACCTCTATCCCTTAACCTTACACTACAAAGATAGTGATATTTGGGGAGTTACGCAATACCCAATATCGCATCAAACACCTAATAATCAATACATTAAAAAATATCTATATGTATAAACGAATCTAATGGGATGACGAACGAAAAAAAATTTTTTCCCACTTCAAAAGTGATTATGTAAAAATTATCCATCTGACGGCTTTATACGAAGGCAAAATTACCTCAATACCTAAAAAAAGTTAATACAAATAACTGGCTATCATAAAATTACCACACTAAAAAGCATATTTTCTACCTCAATTTCTCAGACATTCCACCGATAATCATCAATCATCCCACATTATCAGCGTGTTAACTATGATTTCAACCGCATTTTATGCGGAAGTCGGGAATCCGACCCCCCACCGCCCTACGCCATAACCGCTAATTAGCCATTAAAAAAAATCGGAATATGTAATGATTTTTCACAAAAGTGCGGTACGCCGCACCTACGCATAAAAAATCCTGCCTCAGACAGTCAACCGTCGAAGCTGAATTCAATAAAATCTAATTAGCAATTCTGATTACATGGACGAGGTTACAAAGAGATCGAACGTCTGTTGTGGAAACCGCTCACAACCGATACACAAAGTATCGAAGGCATCCGAGCCGTCCGTTCTTGCCTGAAGCTGGTCCTCTTCCGTCTCAGCCAGCTTCTCACCCCGTTTGTCCTTACCGCCATTATAAATACCTGCAGTCTGGACAGAGATAAGCAGGTCTTCATTGTTCTGTTCATTAAAGAAAGGAATGAGCTTAGCCTTACCGGCAAACATCCGGTTGATGAGTAGCCACTTCTCGATGTGCTTCATCGGATTGCCAATATAGACTGAGCGAACCTCCCATCCCCTATCCCGAAAAGCACGCTCCACCACGAAATGAAAGTCTTCATCATTGACCGCATAGTTGGAACCCAAGGCCGTACTGTCGTAATAGAATATCACTTCCTTGTGCCGCTGGTGCCGGTAATATTTGCAGAAGTCATCCACCAGAGCCTCGAGCTTACGTTCATACTTCACCCAAAAGGACTTGAGCACCTTCAGCCTGTTCCTGTCCGGCTGACCGGCTACCAGCCAGTTGATATTGGCATTGAAGTCAAAGGCGATACAGATAGGCTTATCCCTGTCCAGGTCAGCATCCATCAGGCAGGAAGGCTCCTTGAGTTTATCGAAATGATACTCCAGACTATCCAGGTAACCGAAGTCAGTAGCATTATACTTGTGACCTTCCGTCATGCTGGAATAGAATCCATCCTTGCTGATACCGATACGCCGACAGAGAATGGCCGTCTGGAAGGTAAGCGGCGGAAGGTCACGTTTCATCTGATTGATGAAAGCCTCGCCCAGCAGCTGCATGTTCTCGATGGTAGAGAACTCACGGTACAGGACTGCCACGGAACCAAGCCGACACACATCACGATTCAATGTGCGGAGATAGTCCTTCAGATACAATGGAACAGGCTCAGACTTGGCCTGAAGGTCACGAATCCGTTTCTTTGTCCGCCATATCTCATGTACCGTCGCCTGGATGACCTCTATCAGTTCCGGGTCGCACTTCTTCTCATACTCCAGGAACCAGGAACCTTTCTTCGTTACCGGCATATCCGAAGTAATCAGCATGCCATGATGAAAGTAGTGGTGACCGAAATACTGTTTGTTACCACGGTTGGCCGGAAGGGTCTCATCCTTCAGCTGCTCGAAGTCGATGTACTTCGCTTCGTCGATATCGAGGTAATCCAGTGAAAAGGAGTTGGATGTTCCGGAACGATCCTGGCTGATGATGTAGCCGATGGAACCGTTGTAAAAAGAAATGACATTCTCCCAGTTGTCAGGCTGGAAGATAGGCTCACCCCATCCCCAGGACTTAGGCGGTTTCTTGCCGATTGTCCAGTGGACATCACGCTTGAATCCCCATCGCTGCCAGTGTATCAGCATGGAGGGGATGGTATTGGTGAGGGCACGTTTGCAGTTGGCCGCCACAAAACCGGTGATACTTCCCGGCATGCGCTGCATGTTACGCAGGTTGATGGCGGCATGAATCGGACCCTTTCCCCAACCACGACCGGCACACAATACGATATCCTTGGCCGGAGTGTAAAGAACCTGCTGCTGTGTCTCGTGAAAGTATTCTCTCATGGTTCAGGTTCCTCCTGTGACTTTTTCGGATTGAAGATATCATCCTCGTTGAAGTCGGCATCCTCGAACTGGATGTCCTGCACATCTTCATTCATGTACTGCTTAATCTTATCCGCAATGCGCTGCCGGATATTCGGTATCGGACGTATACCCAAAATCGTCGGATCGGTGGAAGGTTGGAAAGGCTGAACCACAATCTTGTCGTAGCCCATATCCTTTGCATCCTCCTTGTCGAGTTGCATGTACTTGGCATAATAGTTGTCACAGGCTGCCATCGCCCTGGCATCCTTCATGCGCTTGGCCATCTCGTAACTCTCTTCGTTGCGCTGGATGAACCGGTATCGATGGTAATCCTTGGTAGCCTTGTTCAGATCACCCAGCAGGTATTTGATGATACGGATATCCTCGTAAGCTGCCGATTTCTGTATATTGTACCGCTTCTGAAGTTCCAATACGATTTCCTGTTCACGTATGCGCGGGTACTGGAGCCAGTAATTATACATGTCCCGAAGCCGGAGCAGGCGCTGCTGGATGACTTCGGGAATGTTACGTTCTCTCATCTCGTCTATCGAGGCGAAGAGGTTTTCTTTGGCAATATCAATCGTTGCGGGTAATGGCATAGTTATAAATCCTCGTCGGAATCCATGTCACGGAGGTATGTACCGATCAGCTGGACGGCCAACGGACTTCCGGCTTCGGCCAGTTCCAGCTCGTTCTGCCGGATCTGCAATGCCCGTTCGGCTTTACCCTTGCGGTAGGCAATGCTGGCCGGATGGGACTTGTCGGAAATGATTTCCCGCAGACGGCGTTCGTCCACGTCCATCAGGACTGCTATATCCGATACCGGAGTGAGCATCGTGGCAAGCTCTTTGATTCTGTCAATCTGTGCTGAAGTGAATTCCATCAAGGTGTATACTTCGGGTATTAATGATTTCGGAAAACTGGTCTCTCAAAGTCAGGAAGATGTCAGGCTGTGTGGTGATGATGGCGCATTCGGTCCGGTTTCCCCGCGTCTGGTTCTGGCTGGTAACGACTGTGACCATCCAGCGGTCGTTCTCAACAAGTAATAGCTTCGAATGATTTTCGGATAAATACACATCATCGAAAACACTGCTCATGAAGGTGTACAGATTCACGGTTTTTCGGGCTGCCTTCAGATCCGCCAACAAGACGGATTTGATGATCAGCATCTGTTTGCGTAGCGAGAACAACCTGCGCAAAAACTCTTCGGAAGTAGAAAAGGTGGACACATAGACTTTTGCCGGACCGGTCTGCGAAAGGATGAACTCGAGTACATCAAAAAGCTGAAGCCGGTTATCCAGGTACGCCTGTAACGGCACATCGGACAACGGCTTCAGCAATCGGTCTACATGTTTCATGCTTTCAATCCCAATTCACGTAAGGCATTCACCTGTTCCTCACCAACGTTGTTACCGGTAGAGATGAGGAAGTCGTATCTCTGCTGTACTTTGGCCAGCAGCTTCTCGTACTTGTCCTGGTCTCCGGATTCCTTCAGCTCTGCCAGTTTCTTCTTGTTGTCTGACAGGTAACCGCGGGCTGCACTGACCTTCTTGGCCATTTCAGCGGGGTCCTCAGGTGATTCACCTTCTGTACCACCGCTATCCTGAGCGTCCGGATTGAAATGATCATACTTCTCCATGTTCTCCCGATATCTGGCATCCAGCTCTTCCAGTTGCTTCAGGTATTCGTACCTGTCGCATGGAAGAGCATCCTTCATGGTTTTCAATGTTTCAAAAGTCTGCTTCAAACGGAAGTAGATGTCTTTGTTGCCTTCCCACAACCGACGTATTTCTTCAGGTAGTGAATCGTGATCCACACGTTTTCCTTTGGCGATAGTAGCCTCCTGCGGTGTGTCGTCGTCGGAACTGATTTCAGGCTGGAAGGCGGCCAGTGTTTCAGCTACGGCCGGAACCAGCTCTTTGTCCATCTTGACCACATCCTGAATCGTCTTTCTATCCAGGCGGATGGCCAGGTGTTTCTTCAGTTCGTATTCAATCTTGCTTGCAAACTTCTGCGGATTGCGGGAAATGTTCTGATAAAGGTAGCGGTTGCGGGTCAGTTTGAGTACCATCTCCGCCCCCTTCATCAGATCACGCTTGGCCGGCTCCGTATTGAGCCAGCCTTGCATGTTTATGGTTAACTGTTCATCTATATACATAACTGTAGTCTCTTTTTATTATCCACCTGGCACAATGGCGCTGCCATCCGCTCCGGAGATGTCACCATCTTCCGTTTCAATCTTACCCGTATAGAACGGAGCCGGACAAACGTCCGTACACTGTGCTTCGAGGGTAGTCCCTGCAGTACCGGTATCTCCTTCTCCTGAAGTTTGAGAAATGGTGACTGAAGGGTCGAATGCTTCAGAACCGATAACGCGGAACTTACCATTCTTCTGCTGGCAAAGGAAAATCAGTTCATCGATATTGGCCTGTCGACAGAATCCGGACGCTTCTTCATCCGTACCAGCATGTACCAAAGTTGCCTTGTTCAGGATCGTTTTAGACGGAACTTCACCTTGTGACTCTGCGCTGATAGATGACTTCGTTGTAAGCAGTTCGATATACTGCCATTTCTTGTCAGCAGCCAAAACAAAATCACCATCGTATGTGGCTAATGCAGCCATACTTTCTGCCCCATCAATAGCAGGAAGAACCGGCCATTTTTCAATCCAACTTTTCGGGATAAAGAAAACCTTACGTCTGATACCCGGCGTCGATGTCTGTCCCGGGCACCAGGACAGGGATTCATACATCCCCTTACTCGTACAATCTACTGCCATAACTTAACCTCCTATACCAGCGACAACCGGTGTCGTACCGTCGATGGTACCCACCAGCAGACGCTCCTTTGAAATCGTTTCAAACTCAGCACCGAAATAAGTAGTAGCCACAAAATCCAGTTTAAAGGCATGATGCTTTTCTACGGTAATATTTTCGTTATCGGCTCCATTACCGTAACCTACCAGCATGTTACTCTTTGTAGTAAGATGCAGGAATGGCGAACCGGCCTTGTTTGCCAGCGGAACCAGCTCACAACGGCCATTCGAACCTTCGAGCACCGTCTTCTCGAAACTGGTGTTGTAAGGCACATGACCTACTGTAGCCTGATAATCGTCCACATAATTATCATATACGCCTTGAGGGATAAACAATTTGGTCTGTGCTTCACGCAGAACAGGATCGGCAGCACGGTAAAATGTCTTCAGCACATCCACGGCATTGTCCTTACTGATGGCCTCAATTACGAACATATTGCCCAGGGAAGCTGAGATTTTAGAAGCATCTTTTTCTGTTTTGGTAATGGTATCAAATCCATTGAACAAATCCTTAGACTTCGTACCTTCCGCATTACGTACAGCAGACCAAAGTACCGCATTCAGATTCGCTCCCAATTTGGCAGTAAGAAAAGCCAGCACCTGACGGGTTATATCCACATTCTTCAAGGCTTCACCCTTGGATATCAAGTTTCCGTATACAGTCTGCCAAACGGAGTTCGGAGAAAACTTCTTGACTACACTGCCCAGGAACGTTTCCAATGTACGCGGATTGATTGATACTCCATCCGTATCTTCACGCCCTTCATCGTATGGTCCCAATTCAATATCTCCGGAGAGTTCACCAACAACTTCCTTTCCTCTTACACCCGGTCTCTGGGTCATGTGCTGCAAAGAAACGGCCATAGCCAGAACCGGCATCATAAGCAGTTCTTTTCTATACTTGACAGCAGACTTAGCAAGCTGCTCATCTGTTATTTTCACGTGTCCATTAGTGTCTGCCATATCACAACAAATCTTTTACAGAGTTAAACATTTCGACCGCTGTATTCAGCTTGTCCACATCGTTACCTTGTCCCTCATCACCGTTGATTTTGGCGGTTTCGTCACCGTCTCCATTCTTAAGGTTCTCGTTCTGCTTCTTGAGTTCGGCAATCTCATCATCTTTATCAGAAGATTCCTGCTCCAGGTTGGTGATGCGGTCATTGAGGGCCTTGACCTGTTCTTCGGTAAGTGTCACCTTACCATCCTTGTCAACTTCCACACCCTCGATGTTCAAGATGGAATTGACTTTCTGATAATCCTTTTTCATTTGTATTGAAAGATTGAGTGGTTTATTTTGTGCCTGTGTGGCTACATCACTTTTTTGAGATTTGAAAAATTTGTTCACGAAGTTATTGAACCAGTTTGGTGCGGATTCTTCTTCCAAAACCTCTGTATCGTTTCCCATCGCCGGTAAAGCCGGAAGCTGGTACATGTTGAAACGGGCTTTCATCGAATCATCAAAATTCAGTCTGGTACCTTCTTCAATAATTTCATCAACAAATCCGTATTCCAAAGCTTCCTGGGCGGTAAGCCAACGGCCTTCCTTCAGGATCGGAAGAATATCACTTACCTTCTTCTTGCATTTGGCAGCGTAAAGGTTGGCCAACACCAGATCCATCTTGTCATTCTCCAGCTTGTTTGCCTTCAGATCATCAATAAGCCGCTGAATCTGGTCAGCATTGTAACTCCCCCAGGCATCAATCCAGTTTGAGACCTTGTGGATAAGATAGAAGGCATACTTGGACATACAGGTCTTCTTGGCTCCGGTTGCCAGAATGGTCGCCGCACTCGCCACATAACCAAACAAGTAACAAGTCACATCGCCGTGATCCTGAAACTGCTGACGGATGTCGAGCGCATCATCCACCGATCCGCCGAGTGAAGAAATACGCACACTGACAGGCTTGTTCCTGAAGCCTGACATCTGACTGCGGATATAGTTCTTCGAATACCCCCATGGTCCGATGTGCGAGTCAATGCTAAGGTTATATTCCATATTGTCAAAAATTAGTCTATGCAATATTAACACCTTATATATATTGTATAAAAAGACTCTAATCCAATATGGAAAGCATCGGAATGAGAGATGTCAAGGTAACAGTAACCGTTACTCCGGATTTTCCGCTGTCTGAAGAAGGAAAAGTCTCTTCGTTCTGTATAACAGGATACGGTTTATCTGCACATCCTATGAGAAACTGGGAGCCGGTGACGGTCGTTACACGGAAACAAAGCTTTTTCGCACCCGGCATCAGTTTCTCCGACCGGAACATGGTGAGTCTGGTGGTAAAAACACGCTGCTTGTTTTCAATCTTGTCTGAAATCTCGACTGAACTCAGTCCTATGGTGTCAATCGGACTGAACTGCTGGTATACATTCAACCAGACTCCACGGTCAGCGATAATATCTGAATGCTGAAGGTGATAGGCTTCGATACATTCTACCCGGCGTATGTTTTTAAGAAGATGAATCATATTGGCTATGGATTTTATCGGTGTTCGGTGTTGTACGGTGTTGTTTAAAATCGAACTACTCGTCCGAGCGATTTCGGGTTAAAGAACCTAAAAATATTCCTTTCTTGTTGTAGGAGTCTCTCATCCGGTAATATTTCTGGCGGACGGTTTCGGAATAGTCATCATCGATACCGTGCATTTCACACCAGGCGGCAATCGTCTTGTTCAGGCCACAGTTCCGGCGGGTAAGGTCGCTGATTTCGTTCCAAAGGTTGGCACGGAACAGGTCCTCGATGGTTTCCTTTACAGCTGCCTTGGCCTTTTTGCCCAGGTAATTGTAATACTGGGGAGGTTTTGCCTTGCTGTCCGGAATACAGATGGCGGTGAGTCCATCGGCGGCCAGTTCCGGATGAATGTCTTCCGGACGCTTGCGAAGGAAACGCCGGATAACGGCATTCTCGTTGCTTTGTGCCGGAAAGACAACCGGGTCTCCCAATGAATGTACGAGCCATTGCCGAAGGTAAGGCTCCAGTCGAAGATAGAAAACGATGCTGCTCATAGTAGAAAGTAATATTTATGATTGATTCCAAGTATATATTTCAAAAATAAAGGTTTTAAGGCTAGAATCCAAAAAAAATTTCTCCAGCTATGACACATATTTTGCCTTCTACACCTTCTACACTTTCTACAAAATCAAATAACAATTGATTATCAGCATATTAGAAAGAATTTCATTTTCTACAAGTGTAGAAATACTGTAGAAAATGAAGCATTTTGTAGAAGGTTTTACGTTTTTCTTCAATTTGTAGAAAAATGTAGAAGGATTGTAGAAGGTGTGTAGAATATATAAACCTCTCTTTTTCAACGTTGTAGAAAGTGTAGAAGGTGTAGAAGCGGTTTTCACCCCGTAGGAAAACCTAAAAACAGTCCCCAAACATACCTGCACGAAAAAAGGCAACCGCTTCACAGCAGCTGCCTTTACACTCTCAAACAAATCTATTATTATGAAAAACGAACTATTCACTCTCATCGGTATCTTCCAATTCCTGTCCCTCTACCTCTACTTCAAGATTGATGTTGTATGTTTCTCGTATCATGCGGTAGTCAAAACATAGGGCTACGTCCGGCGTGGAGGTTTTCTTGTAAGCAATACCGCCGGTGGGAGTCGTTTCCACTTTCTGCACTTCCACGCCCCGCTGGATATTCTTGAAGCGGACAGAATTCTTCTTGCCCATGTATTCCTTGGAGTTCTCCAGGTAGTATATCAGTGAACCTTCAGGAAGGATGGAATCGCCAACCTGCTTGCCGAACTTCTTATACAGCATGAAGATGCGGTTCTTGCGCATCATCAAAATGGGCTTGGGATCCTGGTACTGCTGTTCTATCTTAATCAAACTGCTCTTGAAGCGGTTCAGGTATTCGATGCGGTAATCCCCCTCGATGAAGATTTCGCCATCCTGCTGCAGATAAGATACCACATTCCAGAAGTTGGCCAGTTCGTTGTTACTCTTGCACTCGGCATTCTGGCGCAAAATACCGTCTACCGTCACCTGTCGGATGTCCGGATAAGAAAACGGGATATCCAGTACTCCCTCGAGGGTACGGAAAGCCGCCAGCGGTATGAGCCAGTTACGCAGGATTCGGTCTTCTACCTTTTCGGCGCCCAAGGCATCCAGTACATCGGACAGACAGGTATGGTAGTTGCTGATGAACTGTTGCTCCATACGGGCCCGGTGACGAAGTATCTGGAGCGTCAGGTGGGTAAGCCCCCGTTTGCGGATCTCCACCAGCTCGTTGTAACGGCGTTTCTCTTCTTCCGTAAATTCTGACTTGGCAAAGGTCAGAAACACCAAGCGGCTGAACAGGGCAATGTCGGCGGTCGCCATTTCCTGCCCGGAAAGGATCACTCCGGAATCTACGGCAGTTATTTCACGCTTCTTGTCCCTATCCATGTTCATGCGTGACCGGCCGGCGCCATCCCACAACCCCTTCAGATACTCCCGTTTATCTATGTCAATGTTGTTCTTGAACTCGTCAATATGTACCAGGGCATTGGCACACTGTGCCACCAGGTCGGCCAATGCCGGAATAGTGGCGTTCTGTATATTGGGCGGGATGTTCTCGATGATGAACAGCGCCATCAGGCTATGGCCTAACTCAGACTTACCGGAACCTTTCGGGCCGAACAGGTTTAAGATGGGAAAGCTTTTGGTGTATCCGGTGATAATGTCACGGAACAATGTGGCCAGCAGGAAACAGATTCCCACCTTGGCATTGTCACCGAACACCCCGACCAGTTTGGTGAAGTATTCCTTCAGGCTGATGGAAGAATAGTTAAGGTGAACAAACCGCCGCTCGAACTGGAACAGCTTATCATCGTCCCGATAAATCAGGCTGCTTGCCGGAAGATAGAAGTTACCTTTCTCACCCAGCCGCACGATACCATATTCATCTACCGGATGCCAATCTGTATCGAATACCCCGTTACCGAACGCATAGAATCCTTTGCGCTGCCACCCCAACTGGGTGATTTCAGTGGCCGTTTCGGTCTGTTCATAGAGATACATCTTCAATCGTGTCATCTCCTTTTCACTGGCCAGCCAGATGTAGTTGCCAAGTCCTTCGACCTTCTGCTTAAATTTGGAGAGAGATACCAGGTCTTCCTGCTTCATCTCGACGATTTCTTCCTGACGGTTCTGGTTCTTGATACGGTACAGACGTTTGGGCATCAGGGAATCTTTGATATGGAACATCGGCAGCATGATGAAGTTGGACCACTGGAACTCCTTGCCGTCGTTGGTGGAGTAATAACAATTGTTGGACTCAAAGAAACCGTATTTGGCCAACAGATCCCGGTTGATGACCTGCGATTTACCGGCTTTGGATTCATTAAGCTTCTTCTTTTCCCGGTTAATGGCCATCGACCAAAGGTTCTTATTGTTGTAGGTGTCTCTCAATTTAGCCAGGTACATGGCTTCTTTGACTTCGTCACCGACCAGTGCCACGAGCTTGGCTATCTGACTGACCGCTGTACTCTTGTCTTCGGTGGTACCGTCTTTATTGAACGCATACCCGGCATACCAGGTAATGAAGTCCTGTTCCTCCAGCTGGTTGAAGCGGCTGATATTGGTACAGTACGAATCCGGATCATTCTTCTGGTTTCCTTCACCCAATGGAATCTCGCGCACGGAAACGGAGAAACCGCACTCCATGGCCAGCACACCGCTCTTGATCACTGCGGCAATACCGGTTCCGTAGCTTTCGTTCACCGGCTTAGGATCTGCATCCGGAAGGAAACAAAGGGCCGTGGCATAACGCTTCAACTGCTCGAACTGTCCTTTGGTCCAAGCAGAACCCAGTGAAGCTATGGTATTGTTGACTCCGATGGACTGCAGGCGCATGACATCGGGAGCACCCTCCACACAGTAGAACTTCTCTTCTTTGGCCGCCTGACGGATGGCATTGTCAATACCAAAGATGCTACTGCTTTTATGATAAAGGTCACTTTCGCATGAGTTCAGATATTTAGGTGTACCGTCCACCTCACTCATATCGCGTGCCGTCCAGCCGATAATGTTTCGGAAACGGTCGCGAATAGGTATCATGATACGGTCCCGATAGAAGTCATAATATCCTCCGGTTTTCTTTTTACGGATAAGCCCCATTTCTTCCATCAGTTCCAAAGATAATCCTTTTGTGGCTGCCATGTCCGATAACTGTGACCAGTCCGCCAAAGCATATCCGATACCCATTTCAACTGGAAACGATTCCCCCCAACGTTGCCGGATCTTAGCCCTGGCTGCGTCCGCTTCCGGCCGGAAAAGGTTCTGCAGGAACACTTCGGCCGCAAACTGATTGATGATCTGCATGGACTCGCGTTTCTTCTGCCGGCGTATTTCATCGGCTGAAGGCTTCTCCTTTTCATCTTCGATGTGTACCCCATATCTGTCGGCCAGCCAAAGACAGGCTTCACGGAAATTCATGTGGTTATACTTCTGCACAAACTTAATGACATTGCCACCTTCTTTGCAGGCACCGAAGCAATACCAGGTACCACGTCCAGGCTCGACCATAAAACTGGGAGTTTTCTCGTTATGAAAAGGGCAACAGGCTTTATACCTGCTCCCCTCTTTCTTCAGTTCGACAAATGAGGATATCACGTCTACAATATCCGCCCGGTCGAGTATCTTTTCTATATCAGCATTGTCTATCATAATATTGTTGAGAGTTAGACAAAGAAAACCCTTTGTCCCCATTAGAAAAATTACACTTGGAAGTGTATATCATAATCCCTTCTCCGGAAATTGGCTGTACTGGAATAACAACGGCCATAACCGTCCCATCGTACTTTTCTCTTTACCGGGATGTTCATTTTCACTCCATTGACCAGTTTCCGTTTCAGTACCGTAACAGTTCCGGTTATCTTACGCACTTCATTTGATTTCTCTGTGTAGAAAACATGTTCGAAGGTATACCCCGGATTGTTGGCCTCCCATTCTTGAATCTTATGCAGTCTGTTCATCGTTTCTCTTCAAGTTCTATCGTTTTTCCACTCAACTCACTGGACATGTAATCCAGAATAAATATCTGCTCATCTGTCGTGTATGATTTCAGATGGTCATAGATAAACTCCAGTTCCACCTGGGCAACCTCTTTCAGTGCCTCTCCATGGGGAGATACATATCCGATACCGGCCACTGCGGCCAGTATGTCCGGATTCCTGTTCTTATCGCTTAACCTTTGCATCATCAAATTCCGTGTAACATAAAGAAACCTTCACCTTATTCGTAAATACGGCCCGATAACTGGCACGCACTTCATCCAGGTTATCCGTATCATGACGACAACGGATAATGAGGTGTATATCGCCTTTCCGGACAATAACCCTCCATACTCTGTATCTATGCTTTTTCATGCATCAATATTATGGTTTAATGCCCGTAAACTCACATAAAGTCTTATAATCATTAGCAAATGCCGTATTTCTGCAAAATACATGTATAGCAGCACGCATTTGATTCATAGTATATGTTTTACATTCACGCTTCTGTATATTGATTCTAACCCATAATGGTGAAATTGGGCCGAATTCAGTTACCAAAAGAATCTTTTTAATTACTTAAGTTTCGCAAGTAAAGTGTAGCTCCTCAGGCGGCTGGTGTCAGCCTGTCGAAAGCCTGCTTTACTGCTTT